GCGTGGGGTTGCCTGGCGACATTGACAGGTCGAACCAGATGCCCGCGCCGGTGGTCTGCGTGGGCGTTTTGCGCCAGGTGCTGAACCAGAAACGGCCGTCATTCTCGGCCGCCACCAGGTCGCGGACGTTGCGCAGCGCCATGCTCAGTCAGCAGCAACCGACAGCGCGGCGGCTGAGAACTGCGGCTGGATGCCCGACGACACGTTCAGCGTGGACGACAGCGCGCCGCTGATCATCAGCGCCACGGCGCCCGATGCGGTGTCGACCACGGCAAAGTGGGTCAGCGCGTTGCTGCCGGCCGTGCAGGCGCCGAACTGGATGAGCGCGGCGTTGGTGAAGGTGCTGCCGCTGTCCGTCCAGGCGCTGGCCTTGGTGAGTGGCACGCGGGCATAGCCGGTGTAGTTGGCCTCGGCGGCCAGGCTGGCGGCCTCGCCGGGGTCGGCGGTGAACAGCGCCAGGTACTGCGTGGCGCCGGCCCGGTAGCTGGGGTCGGTGCCCTGCAGAAACATCTTCAGCGCGGCATTTTCGGTGGTGTTGCTCAAGCTCATGGTGCGGCCTCGTCAGGTGGTGCCGGCCGCAGCTGCGGCGGGCGTGGGTCGGGCTGGTTTGGGCGCCAGGCCAGCGCGCTGGCGGGCCTGCTCGGCCTGCTTCAGCTCTTCCAGCAGGTCTTCATAGTCGCGGCCCAGCTTGGCGGCCACGCGCTGCGGGCTTTGCAGCTCGGCGCCGATGGCGGCGATGTCGGCCTCGATGTCGCGCAGCGGGTCCACCCACTCCCACCGGCGGCCCTGCCACAGGTGCTTGGCGAACTTGTCGCGCTTGGCCAGCGGCAGGGTGCTGCCATTGGGCAGTGTGATCTGGCCGAAGGCCAGCGCGCTGCCGATCCACTCGCGGTAGATGGGGCGCAGCACGCCGTCGATGAACGACTGCTGCAACATCATCCACTGGTCGCGCTCTTCCAGCGTGCCGCTGCGGATGCTGGAAAAGCTGACGCCCTCCAGGTCGTTGGCCAGCGCGTGGTAGGCCACGCCCAGGCCGCTGGCGATGCCGCGCAGGTTGGCCTTGCAGAATTCCCCGAACATCGCCGCCGGGTAGTCGGGGTTGAAGGGCGTGAAGGTGGTGCCAGGCGGCAGGCTGCCGAAGCTGCCCGCCTCGGCCTCGGTGTACAGCTCGCCGCTGCCGTCGCCCACGCTGTCGCTGTCGGCCAGGGTCGACAGGTCGGCGCCATCGGGGCCGGTGAAGAACCCCATCTTGCTGGCGCCCACGCGGCTGGCCACGATGGCGGCCTCTTCATAGCCGCCCAGGTTGTTGAGCCGCAGCATGGCCGCATGCATCCACGGCACGCCGCGGAACTGCTCGGGCCGGTCGGCCACGAAGTAGTGCACCACGTCCTCAGCCGGCACGCGCACATGGGTGTTGCCGCGCAGGTCACCGGCGGCCTGGTACACCTCGCCCGGGTGGCGGTTCTTCAGCCACAGGGCCAGCGGGCGGCCAAAGGCTGACACCTCCACGCCCATGCGGATCTGGCCGTAGCCCAGCTCGGCCGGGCGGTTGAGCGCGGTGTCGATGCGGTCGACATCGAGCAGCTGCAGCGACAGGCCGAATCGGTTGCCGCTGTCGGCGCCGCGCACGAAGCGGATCAGGCATTCGCCATCCCGCGCCACGGTCAGCTCGGCGGTGCGGCAGATGCCGGCAAAGGTGCTGCGGCCGGCGGCGTCGGCCACCTCGCACCAGTCGGCGTGGGCGGCCTCGATGGCGGCATTGGCCAGGGTGTCGGGCGTGCCGCTGGGGTCATAGCAGCGGGCCTGCAACTGGAAGCCGGCCGCGCCGACCACGTTGGTGGCCACCAGGTTGCCGAACTTCTTGGCGTAGGGGTCATCGCGGAACAGTTGGCGGCTGCGGGCGCGCAGGTTGTCCAGGCTGGCATGGATGTCGGCGTTGGCCGACAGGCTGGTGGTGGTCCAGCCCTCGGTCAGCCGGTTGACCTGGGCGGCGGCATAGCTGCGGCGCTGCGGGCGGGCGGCCGGCGCAGGCGCGGCGCCTGCCCAGCCGGCCAGCGCCTGGCCGATGCGCTGCATCGTGCCTGCCAGGCCGGCGCGCTTGGGTGCGTTGGTGGGTTGCTGCATGCGGTGCCTCAGCGCACGAAGCGCACCAGGAGCTTGTTGCGTGATGCCAGGCCCTGGCGCAGGCGGTCAGCGGCGTCTTCACGCGACACCTCGGCGCGCAGGCGGCTGATGAAGGCCAGGAAGTCGCCCGGGCTGGTGAAGGTCTGCTTGCGGTCGCCCATCTCGATGCCCTGCAGGTAGGCGCGGGCGCCGTGGGTGGCCAGCGCGGCCTCGGCCGCCTCCAGCGCCTTGCGGTAGTTGCTGCGGGTGTCCAGCGTGGTGGCGGCGGCCAGGTCGGGCAGCACCTGCACGGCGCCGGTGGCCAGCGTGGTGCGGGCGCCGGCCAGCGTGGCGTCGACCGACCAGCTGTAGCTGCCGGCGGCCCAGGCGGCGGTGGTGGCGGCCGGCACGGTCAGCGTGTAGTCGGTGCCGCTGCCGCTGGCCGTGGCCTGGTAGCGGGCGCCGCTGTTGATCAGCGTGAGCCGTACCGCCCAGCCGGCCGCGGCCGGGTAGTCAGGCAACGACCAGGTGGCCGTCAGCGTGTCACCGGCGCGGAGGGTGGGGGGCAGAGTCGTCATGGGCACCGGCGCGGCATCAGGGTGCCGGCTTGCGGCACAGCACCGCCGCATCGGCCAGATCGACCAGCGAAGCCACGCCCAGCGGCCCATACATCGAGCTGACGATGGCGCGCTGGCCGTCTGCCGTGCAGCTGACGCGGTTGGCGAAAGTCGTGGACAGCGAGCCGCAGCCGGACAGGCCGATGGCGGCGCAGAGGATCAACAGGGGTTTCATGGGGTGCACCGGCAGGGGATGGGATCAGACCATCGGCGGGTTGGACTTGTAGGCATGTCCACCCGGCAGCGCGCTCTCGTTGCCGTACTTCCACGCCATGTACCCGTGCAGGAAGTCCTCTTGCCCGACAGTGGCCGCGCCCGACATCACCACCAGCTCGGAGAACGCGCCCAGGCAGTAGCTGCCGACCACGTTGGACCCGCCAGCGTTGCCGCCAATGACGCGCCGCGTAAACGTCGCAACGGGCATGCTCACGTTGTTTGCGCTGGCTGTACCGCCGTTGACGCTGCCCCGGCATGCTGCGGTTGCCCCAGCGCCGAAGCTGACCACGATGGACGCATCCAGGCCGCTGATGGCCGGGCCGGCGTAGCCGCCAGTTGATCCGATGCGCAGGTTGCCGCCGTTGAAACCGATGGCCCGCGTTGATGCGCCTGCGTCCGACTCGCTCAGCATGTAGGTGAACGCGCCGCTGGCAGGGTCGGTGTAGTACTGCATGGCGTAGGTGATCGCAGCCTGCGATCCCGGCGTGCCGGTCAGGTCGGTCTGGATGGCCGCGTCACCACCGTCAAACGATGCACGCGGGATGCCGGCTGCCGTGATGCCGTAGGTAGGCCGCAGGCTGGCCGATGACGGCGTTGCACTGCGGGTGTTGCTGATCGGCGTCAGTGCCTTGATGGCGTTGATGTGCCGGATCACGCTGCCGTGGAAGTCCAGCGCGAACCAATCCACCAGGGCGCCCGCCAGTTCTACGGGCGTCCACAGCCGGCCGGATTGCCACGTCAGCACGATGGATCGCGTGGTTGTCTGCCCGCGCTCGTCGTATGCCTTGACCGTGATGCGCCGCGTGCCACTCAGTTGCGGCTCGGCAATGATGGTGGCGCCCGATACGGTCACGCCGCCAGTGTTGCCGCTGATGATTTCCAGCTTGACCAGCGGCTTGTTGGCATGAATCTCACCGATCAGGCGCCGCCCTGGCAGCGCGCTGATTCCCCAGGTGTCAAGAACCACCGGCCCAAAGTTGCGCACGAAAGCCTGCGCCGCAGTGGGCCATTGATCGCCCGACAGCTTGCACTGAAAAATGCCGTTGTTCTGGTCCCAATACGAATGAAACTCCACTTCTTCGGTGCGGATGAAGTCGGCCATTCGCTCGATGAACAGCGGGTTCTCATAGTCCAGGCCCCACTCTGCAAGGCCAAACCGCTTGCCCCTGGCGCAGGCAAAGTCGCGCATCGGCAGCAGGCCACCAACGCTGGAGAACATGAATTCGGCGTGTTCCTGATTCGTCATCGCCCCTTTGTCATCGTCCAGGCAGTAAACATCCGGCGTGATGATGTCAACCACATCGTCGCCGGGGTAACGGTCCTGCCAGGAATAGGCGCCATCCAGACGGAAGGCCGGGCAGTAGCCAATGCGAATTCGCGTATCGACAGAGCGCAGCAGCAGCGCGACATGCCTGAATGCCGCGATGTAGTTTGCCGGCACTGCGCCATCGAGCGTTGCCCCCCAAGGAAACGAAGTGGAAAAGTTCTGCTCCCAGCCGGGCCGGATGTCGATGTATCGCGCACCGGCAGGCGCTGCCGCCACGATGGCGCGGGCCATGTCCAGAATCACTGCGTTGTGCGTTCCGGCCAGCGTTTGCGCGATTGGCTCGGCAGTGGTGCAGATCGGGAAGGCCCATTTCTGCTCCACGTTCAGGCCAGCGAAGCGGGCCACCACAACGTCGATCCAGGCTCGGCATGCGGCCCAGGTGGGGCCTCCGTTGGTTTCCGCTGCGAACTGGATGACATGCGTGAACCCGCTGCCCCCCAGCCATGTGTTTTGCGCAACTCGGGTGGCGTTGTCGGCCGCACGCACGCCGCAATCAAACAGCGGCATCAGCGCCCTGGCGGTGTTGGCATTCCAAGCACTTGACACCAGGGATGTGCCAGCCGTCGTCGCCTCGGGGCTCCAGCTGGTTACGGCCGGCATCAGCGCACGGTCGGTGTCGGTGGCGTAGCCGGCGCCCACCATGGCCGCGCCGAAGGCGTTCGACACGGTGTTGGTTGTGCCAGCCGCCAGCACACTGCCGGATTCACCCAGTCGGGCCTGGATCATCGTGATGCGCATGGTCATGGTGCGGGTCTTTCAGTGCAGTGGGGCCGGTCTGGCTGGCATGCTGCCGCGCCCGATGCGGCGGCATCAGGGGGAAATCTGCGACAGCAGATCAGCGGGGCCGCTTCAGGGGCTTGGCCAGGATGCGGTACGCGGTGGCGCGGTGGCACTTCTCGGCCTGCACGGCCTGGCTGATGCTGCTACCCTGCTGCAGGGCCTGGCCCATGCGCACGCCACGCGCCAGCGCGGGCCGCTTGGCCACGTAGCCGAACTCGCAGCCGCCCAGCTGGCCGCGCAGGTGCACCTCGGCGGTCTGGCGCCGCTCGGGCGTCAGCTCGGGCACCACCTGCTGCATCAGTTCCAGCACTCGATCCAGCGCGTCGGCCATCCACACCTCACCACTTGGTCACCCATCCGGCCCGCTTGGGCCGGCGCATTGGCGGGCGCGGCTGCGCCCTGCTGTCTGGCTGCGGGGTGGCGGGCGTGGCCTTGTGGGTGGCCGGGTCGGCTTGGGCCTGGGTGGCTGCCGGTGGTGGTGGGTTGCCCTGCTGCTGGCGAGCGGTGGCCGGTGCGTCGGCAGACTGGTCTGCGTCAGCGTCGGCCGCCTCCGATTGCGCGACGGCATCCATTGTCGCTGCCGGCGTGTCAAGGGTCAACCCCAGCAGGTCGGCCTGGCGCAGGCGGTTTTCGTACCGCTGCCAGTGGGCGTCGGTGTGGCGCGGCACGCCGATGTGCCAGGCCGCGGCCATGGCGTAGACCGCGCAGTCCAGCGCCTCGTTGCGCCGGCCGGCGGGCTTGACCCAATCACGCCGGGCGTGGCCCTTGATGTAGCGGGTGACCACGCGCTCGGCGGTGAGCTGCTCCCACACGTAGCTGGGCAGCGCGGCGCAGGTGTGCACGTAGCCGGGGCCGGCCTCCTGCACCTGCATGCGCCCGTACAGCAGGCCCTTGGCGGTGTCGGTGCCCACCAGCCACAACTGGCCGCCGTTCTTGATGCGCTTGCCGTGGTGGTTGAACTCGATGGCCGTGGGCTTGGCGATGATGGCCCGGCCCGGCATGCTGCTGCCCTTGACGGCCAGCACATGCTCACCGGCGTGGCGCCTGGCGTAGCGGTACACCATGTCGGTGTGGTGGCCGCCTGAGTCCACCGCCGTGGCGGTGATGGTGATGGCCGCGCCGCTGGCGTGCTGCAGCGCCAGCCGGCGCCAGTCGGTCAGCGCGGCCCAGGGGCTGCCGGGCTCGGTCTCGGGCAGGCTGGGGTCGCCGTACAGCACCACATGGTCGACCAGCCAGGATTCTTCACCCCGGCCCCAGGCCCAGGCATACGCCTCCAGCCGGTCGCCCTGGGTGTCGACGCCGGCCGTGACCACCAGCGCGCCGTGGGGCACGGTGCGCAGCGGGTACGCCTCGGCCCGGCGGCGCAGGGCATGCTCGTCGGCCTTGTCGCCCTGCTCCTGGAAGGTCTCGGCCAGCCGGGTGTTGATGAACACGCGCAGCAGGCTGGTGTCGCCGGTGCGGGCCTTGTCGATGGCCTTGTGCCATTCATCGGCCAGCTGCGCCCAGCTCAGCCAGCCCAGCGGGGCGTACAGGCTGGACAGGTGAAAGCTGCGCACCCGCCCGCCCTGGGCGCCAGGCGCATCGGCCACCCAGGCGCCGGCCGGCAGCATGGTGGCCTTGTGGTGTTCGCGGATCTCGCAGCCGTTGGCGGCGCACAAGTACCGCACGCTGTCGCGGTCGGGCTGGCCATCGGGCAGGCGGTCCCACTTGACGCCGTGGGGCTTGTCGGCGCCCCACTCCAGCACCTGGCGGGTGCCGCAGTGCGGGCACGGCACCTGGTAGCGGCAGCGGTCGGCCGCGTTGAAGCTGTCTTCGATGCGGCTGGCGTCTTTGGTGGTGGGCGTGCTGGTGCGCAGGCGCTTGCGGCGGCTGAAGGTGGACTGCCGCGCCTCGGCCAGCGTGCAGGGGTCACCCTCGCCGTCGACATCGAGCGGGTAGCCGTCCACCTCGTCCAGGAACAGGTCACGCACCGGCATGGACCGCAGGCCCGCGGCGCTGTTGGCGCCGGCCACGGCCAGGAACCCGCCGGCAAACTCCTTCAGCAGCGTGGTGTTGGCGTCGTCGCGGCTGCGGTTCTCGCGCACCTTGCGGCGCAGCGTGGGGCTTTCCTCGAGCATGGGCGCCACGCGCTGGCGGCTGTAGCGCTTGGCCATGTCGATGGTGGGCTGCACGATCATCACCGGGCCGGGGTTGGTGTCGATCAGGTAGCCCAGCCAGTTGCTGCCCACGCGCGTCTTGCCGGTCTGCGCGCCCCACATCAGCACCACTTCCTCGACGGCGCTGTGCTGGCTCAGGCAGTCCATCGGCTCGATGGCGTACGGCGTGCGGGCCGCCCGGTAGGGGCCGGGCTCGGCGCTGTCTTTGGCCGACAGGATGATGCTGCGCTCGGCCCAGGCGCTGACGGTCTGGATGATGGGCGGGCGGGCGAACTCGCGCAGGACCGCCCACACGCGGGCATCGGCGTCGATGTTGGTTATGCCGTCGCGCGCTCCCATGGTCAGCCGGTTTGGATTGGCTTCTTGGCTTCTTCGCCCACCACCCGCTGATCGATGATCATCCGCGCCGACATGAGCACTATGGCGATTGAGAGCGCCTGCCCCTTGGAAAGAACAACTTTCTCTTTCCCCGTATTGAGCAGCGATACCGCCGCATCAATGCGGAGCATTAACTCTTCGGCCGTTTCGTTTGAGACCATTTGCATCCTCCTGTTGATAAAAGATTGGCGGCCCGACTATGCGGCATCGGTCAGCTGCAGCATCACCTGGCGCAACTCGGCATCGAGCAGCGCGTGGATGCGGGTCTCGTCGGTCTCAGCGGCCAGCTGCGCCGACAGCCGGGCGGGGATCTGCAGCAGGCCCTCGCGGAACGCGGCGGCACGGCGGGCCAGCGCGGCGGCCCACTCATCGGCGCGCACCAGTTGGCCCTGCAGTTCTGCCAGCTTGAGCTGGGCGATGCGCGCCTCGGCCGCCTCGCGCAGGGTCTTGGCGACGTGGTAGCTGGTCACGGCCTGGTCGTCGCTGGCCGGCGTGATCGCCTGCCCTGCGGGCGGCTCTGGCGGCTGCGGGCCGTTTTGCACAAGTGCCGCGCTCTTGGCGCTCGGGCGCACGCGGTTGGCAATGGCCAGGCGCGCCATCTCGACGTCGATCAAGCCATCGGCGTCCTGCGGGATCACCCCGCGCTTTACCAGCTCGTTGATGCTCTGGCGGCTGCATTGCAGCATGCGCGCAAGCTCAGCTTGTCGCACGCGCTGGACGTTTGTCGATGCTGCGGAGCCCATGATAGAAGTCCCGGTAGAAGGCCAAAAGGTCAGCGCTGCGGTGAATTGCAGTCTGTTCGATGCGTGGGTTGGTGTTGACGTTGGCGCTTCCCTCCATCACCAGCTGGTAGCCCTCGGCCTCGTTGCTGGCCAGGATCACCTTGCTGTGGTTGCGTGACACGATCAGTCGCACGCCGTAGTTGTCGGCCATGTTGCAGGCTTGCTCGTACTCGTCGCCGTACTGGCTGGGGAAGATTTCACCGACGGCCAGCGTCAGTTGGTCGATGCGGCCGGAATCGACCCAGCCCTGCAACTCGGTCAGGTCCGGCCCGGCAATGCACCAGGTCGACAGCAGCACGAAGTCGAAGTGGCTAACGGCCTGCAGCGCGTGGCGCAGGTAGCTCAGCGCATCGATGTCGCCGTGGCTGATCACGTGCCAGCTTTCCCCCTCGGTAAAGCGGGCGGGCAGGATCTCGGCCAGCTGCTTTTCGGCGGTCGCGCGCCGCAGTTCGTGGCGGCTTTGGCGCTTGGCAGCGCGAGCCTGTCCGGCGGCTTGGATGTCGGCGCCGTAGCGCGCACGCACGGCGGCCACCGTGGCCGGGTCGAAACCGTCGAACAGGTCTGCAGTCATTGCGCTTTCTCCCGGGTGCGGTCGATCAACTGCTCGATCCAGGCGTTGCGGCTGATGCCGGCCGTGTCAGCCAGGCGCTGCGCTTTTTGGGCAAGCGCCTCGGATGTCCGCAGCTCGATGCGGGCCGTCTTGCGACTCTCAGGCGGCAGCGGAGGCCGCCCGAGCTTTTTCTGTTCGGGCGCGGCGTTCATGCTTGGCGAGCGGCTCTGCGCTTGTCGGCGGCACGCATGGCGCTGTACTCGCGGCGGACGAGGTCAACCAGCTTGGTGCCGTCCTTGTACATGAGGGTGCTGCCACGCGACGAGAGCTTTTCGCAGAGCTGCTTGCCGTCGTTGTAGCGGACGTAGCTGTAGCCACCTTCCTTCGGGATCGGCGCCCAGATTTCCATCGTGATCTGCTCGTCGCTCAGCAGGTCCGTGAAGGTGATGTAGACGTGGCGGTCGTCTTGCGCGGTGATTTGGGTCTTGCTCATGGCGTTTCTCTCCTGTGTTGCGCCGAACCGTTCAGCGCATAGGTATTAATGTACGGCATCAATCCCATTCCGTCAAGCATTTTTGTACGGTGTCAGGCGTCAAGATTAGGGGGTGTCAGGCGACCTGTCAGGCAATCCCAAACACCACCAACTAGCGCAATTCCGCGATCGTTTCGCACC